CAGAGATACAACTTGAAAAGGCTTATAAAGTCTACAGAATCCACCAGATAGAAAAAGACTTAGGCTTTATGCAGTTAGAAGATTTTAGAATACTATACGAAGACTTGATGGCGGATGTAGTTTAATGGGTTTTCCATTTGAAATAATAACTATGCTTGGCTCTACTGTACTTGGTGGAGTTATGAGTGTCTGGGCAGAGAGTCGTAAGGCTAAACAAGACAACCAGAAGTTACTTATAACACGTGGCGAGTTTGAAATGAAAGCTCGTAAAGCTGCAAGAGATGTTAAAGATAAAGGATTCCAATGGACAAGAAGAATCATAGCACTAACATCAGTGTTTGCTATAGTAGTGTTACCTAAACTTGTAGCTGTGTATTATCCTAATGTAGATGTTACTGTAGGTTATACAAACTTTCAACCGGGATTCTGGTTCTTCAAAGAAGGTAGAGATGTATTTGAGTGGATAACTTTTCAAGGCTTGGTAATAACACAACTAGATACTAACCTAGTATCAGCTATCATAGGTATGTACTTTGGTGGTAGTTTAGTTAAGAAGTAATATGAACGATTGGGTACAAGCTATAGAGACTATAGGTATACCGGCAGCAGGTGCAGCAGGTTTAGGGTACTTAGTATGGATACTTTTCAAGTCTTTAATAGCAGACATACATAAGAAGTTAGATACTCAACAAGGCATGATAGTTGCATTGATAGATAGAATAAGACAGATGGATAACGACATGATTAGAATAGATGCCATGTGTCGGGCAGCAATGGGTTTAAAACCTGATATAGATAGGATAGCTAGAGCAGATGGAAAGAAAGACCAAAGAAAAGATTAAGTTTGAATTTTCAGTAATTACTATTTTTGTATTACTGTTTTCAATTAGTGTATTAAGAGCTGATGAAATGGTATTCAAGTTTAAAAGTCCTAGCTTCAATGGTGTTGGTACATCATCACATTATCTTACTATACAAAACCAAGAGTTCAATCGTAAAGCAGCTTTGAAGGCAGAGATAAAAGCACTTCAAGATGAGATAGAAAGAGACAAAGAGAATACAACACTTGCAAGGTTTATAAGGAACTTAGAATCTAGAATATATGCACAGTTATCTAGACAGCTTGTAGAGAACTTGTTTGGTGAGACTGCTAGTGATAGTGGTGTATTAGAATTAGAAGGTAACAGAATAGAATACACTGTTATAGATGGAATAATAACTTTAACAATAACGGATTCAAATGGTGATACAACGACTATATCTTTGCCTGTTGGTAACTTTACTTTCTAACTGTGCAGTTATAAGTCATAACGAAGATTTAGTATTATCAAAGAAGATACAATCTCCGGACATATTAGAACTACAGTCAGAAGAACTAAAGAATTTACCGGCAGCTTCAGTGATGCCAACAGTAGCTATATACCCTAATAGCTTTAAAGATTTAACAGGGCAGAGAAGAAGTAACAGTACGTTTGCTTTATTTAGTACAGCTATTACACAAGCTCCAGAAGCTTTTCTTATAAGAGCTTTGAAGCATACTTCAGGTGGAGAGTTTTTTAGAGTTGTAGAAAGAGTAGGCTTGGATGACCTAACAAAAGAAAGACAACTTATTAGAAGTACTCGTAAAGAGTTTAAAGAAGATAACAAAATGAAACCCTTGCTATTTGCAGGGTTGTTGATTCAGGGTGGAGTGATTAGCTACGAAGCTAACCTCAAGTCTGGAGGTGCTGGTGCTAGATACCTAGGAGTAGGTAATAGCAAACAGTACAGGGAAGATACAATAACTATATCATTAAGATTAGTTTCTGTGTCTACTGGAGAAGTGCTTACAGAGACGTTAGTTTCTAAGAGCATTATATCCACAAGTATTTCTCAAGATATATTTAGGTTTATTGAAACTGGCACTGAGTTAGTAGAAATAGAAGGCGGTGTATCTGAGAATGAATCTGTTTCTATAGCTTTACAAAAGGCAATAGAGACAGGTGTTTTAAACATAATAAAAATAGGAATAGAGAGAGGCTATTGGAGATATGAACAAACTAAAATTAATGAGCCTAGTTGTGATGATGAATGCATCGCTGCTATACGGGGCTGATAACGAAATATACATTGACCAAACTGGTGATACAGCTAATATAAATTTAGAACAGTTAGGTTCTGCAAATATTATAGGTGGTTTAAATTCTGTTGCTGGAACTTTAACACCTTTAGATTTGGATGGTGGTACAATGACATTGGACATCAATCAAATTGGAGACACTAACAAGTTCTTAGGAGATATCCTAGCTGATAACTTCACAGGGTTTTTTAACTTTGACGGAACTGGTAATAACTTTACTATCCAAGTAGACCCTACTAACACATATGGAGCAGATGGTTCTGATGTTAATGTAGCTGTTACTGGAAGTAGTAATAACTTTACACTTGATTTAGCTACACTAGCTATGTCTAGTAATACAGATTTAGACTGGATTATAAACGGTGATAGTAACACATTTGACTTTGATATTAACTACGATGGTGCTACTAACTACGTTGATGTAGATGGAGATAGCAACACAGTAAACTTTACAGGGAGTGGATATGCAGATGGGTACTTCTATCTTGACCAAACAGGAAACAGTAGAACATTCAACATCATACAGTCATCAACCTTGGCTTCTGATTGGTTGCAAATTAATTCTACTGGTGACAATGGTACTATCTGCGTCATCCAAAACGATGGAGGAAGTACAGTCGGTTGCTAGTATTGGCAACATAACTGAACTAAACGGAACAGGTAGAGTCGTAAGAGATACTACCTACCAAGCCTCTCTATCTTTAGATATAAACAGCTACGACAATGTCCAAACTTCTAACGGGAGATTGGGCATTACTTTTTTAGACGATAGTCAAGTTAGACTTACTGAGCATTCAGAGTTAATTATAGATGAATTTATCTATGACCCCGACCCGTCTAAGTCTAAGATGGCTTTACAGTTTGCTAGTGGTACTGCAAGGTTTATCACTGGTAAGTTAGCTACAATAGATAAAGAAAATATATCTATACAAACTCCTAGTGCTACGATAGGTATTCGTGGTACAGACTTTACAGTTACTGTAGATGAGTTAGGCAGGAGTCTAGTTATATTATTACCAGACGATGATGGTCTTCCAAGTGGAGAGATTGTTGTCGCAACAGCTATGGGACAGGTAACACTTAACAAACCTTACCAAGCTACTACAGTTTCAATGTACGAGACTGAACCAACCAAACCCGTTATCCTTGACTTAACCCTTGAGTTAATTGATAACATGTTAATAGTAAATCAACCAAAGGAAATAGAACAAGAAGATGAAGGACAAGATGGAAGTAGCGTTTCTAATATTCTTGATGTTGACTTCCTTGATTTCGATGATTTAGATACAGACTATCTTGCAAATGATGAGCTAGAGTTTACAGAGTTAGATATTAATTATCTTGATGTAAACTTTCTAGAAGACTTGTTAAACATTATAGAAGACGTAAACGAGCTAGACAATACTGAATCACTTTTAAGAACTGATGTAGATTTAAAAGGAACTCAAGTAGGCTTTGACTCTAACACACAAATCAATACGTTCTTAGCTGATAACCTTATAACCTTTTACAAGTCTTTAGAAGACACCGTAAGACTAGACTTAGATAGGTCAAACGCTTATACAGTTATCATGATTCAAAACGGTAAGAGTACACAGGTCATTGTCAACGGTGGCGGAGACTCTACCATAAAAATAACGCAAGGAGATTAACATGAAGTGGTCTATTACCCTATTATCTTTACTTACGTTGCCTCTCCTCTTCAACAGTTTACCATTAGAAGTATTAAGACTAAAGACTTTTGACGCTTTAGTAACTGCACAAGAACCTACAGGATACTTCACAACCCTCAACATTACTGAACAAAACCTAGACGATATGGGAGGATACCCTTTACCTCGTCAAGACTTAGCAAAGATTCACAACGATATAATAGAAGCCGGTGCTTTAGGTGTTGGTTGGGTTATGTTATTCCCACATGCAGATAGGTTAGGTGGAGATGATGAGTTTGCTCAAGCCTTACAAAGCTCTGCAAGTGTCATAGCTATGCCAGAAGTAAACAACAATAACTATCCAAAGACAGTTGGTACAGTTATCAAAGGACCGATAGTATCTTTACCAAAGGCTCAAGGCTTTTTAGAGAACATAGATGTATTAAAAGAATCAGCTAATCAAGGTGGTATATCTGCACCGGTAGATGTAGATAATTTAGTAAGGAGAATACCTTTACTACAGCAAACAAACAATGGGTGGGTCGCTTCGTTTGGAACGGAAGTTTTAAAAATACTAGGAGGTGGTCGAACTTATCAGATTGTCACAAATCTGAACGGAATAGAACAGGTTAGAGTGAGAGGCATTCCACCCATTGCCACAGATAGTCTAGGTCGTAAATGGATTAGCTGGGTAGATACACCACAGACTACACTAACTGAGATGAATGTTAAAGATAAGTTTGTGTTCGTAGGATTCACAGCCAAAGGAATAACAAATCAAATAGCAACACCTGTCGGGTTGTTAGAACCTCATAAGATACAAGCTGCTCTATCAGAAAGCATGTTGATGGATACACCACAGATACCAGACTATAGGTTGTTTGTAGAATTACTTTTGTTATTGTTCTCAGGATTGCTAACAGCTCTTGCAATTAATTATCTTGGTATTACTAAAGGTGTTCTATCTTACTTAGGTTTGTTCTCTGTTATGGGATACATGGAGTATCACTTCGTAAGCTCTAATATCTTAATAGACTTTACATGGAGTATGATAAGTATGACACTTATAGCTACCCTACAATTCTATCTAAACTTTAGAACACAGTTTAAACTTAGACAGCTTATCAAGAAACAATTTGAACATTACCTTGACCCAAGACAAGTAAAACAACTACAAGATAATCCGGAGCTTCTGGAGTTAGGCGGAGATAGAAGACGTTGTACGTTTTTATTTACAGACGTTAGAGGCTTTACAAGTTTATCAGAAACTTTAGAACCCGAACAAGTTACAGAGATAATGAATAAGGCACTAACCGTTCAAGCTAATGCAGTTAAAGAGTATGGCGGAATGGTAGATAAATATATTGGTGATGCAATGATGGCTATCTTTAATGCACCTATAGACTTAGAAGACCATGAGGATAGAGCCATCCTAACAGCCCTGAAAATAAAGAAAGATATGGAAGAAGCCAACCTAGGAATAGAGATAGGTATCGGAATAAATACAGGAGAGGCAGTTGTAGGTAATATGGGAAGTGATACACGGTTTGATTATTCTGCTATTGGTGATGCTGTTAATCTAGCGGCTAGGCTAGAGAGTTCTACTAAAGAAGTTGGAGAGGATATAGTGATTGGGTATACCACAGCTATGAACTCTGATATACCCACTCGTTATCTAGACCCTATTAAAGTAAAGGGTAAGAAAGATGAGATAATTATTTATACTACTTTAGACCCTCTTCTCCAGAATAATCTTCGTGACTGAAGTGAAATGTAGTATTTTTTTCAAAAGATTTTATTATATGTTTCATATCATCTTGACATTTAAACTTATCAATAAACTGAATGTAATTGCTAAATTTATCAGGACTAATTAAATACAAATTATAATAACCACCACCTAAAGTTCTAGGTTCTTTGTAACTAGCTTCGTATATAGCCTTTTCTGTTTTCATTATTATACTCTTCATTTTTTTATGAGCCTCAACTCGTTATATTAAAAAACCATTATAACACAACTAAAAATAAATGTCAACCCCCTACTTTAGAACATTGAGTTCTCTTTGAAAGTAATCATGTAAGTTTTCTAACTTAGCCTTTCCATTTCTAATAATAGTTTTCATCAATGGTCTATCATCAATAGGGAATACTTCATCTACCATATCTTCAGGTAGCATACTAAACTCTGTTACTATTTTATTATCTCTTGTTAAAAGTATTTTGAAGCTTACTAAGTTAGCTTCGGATTTATTAATCATTAGGTTCCTCTAGGTTTGTAAATTTAATATTGTCCTGTCTACCTCGAAGCCCTGCTTTCATATAAGTAGTAGCCCTACCTTCAAAAAAGTTCTGATGTTCTACTCCAGTTACTTCATCAATCCAACCAAGAGGATTCTCTCTCTGGTCAAAGTTAGTCTTTAATCCTAACTGAAGCAACCTTCTATCTGCTATGTATCTATTGTAAGCATACATATCTTTCTTAGTTAGTCCTTGTATATCTCCCATATCAAAAACTAAATCTAAAAACTTATCTTCTAACTCTACCATATGTCTGCATATGTCATAGAGTTCTTTCTTAAAATCATCTGTCCATATCTCTATGTTCTCTTTGATGAACTCTCTAAACAATTTAGTCATAGCTTCAACGTGCATAGACTCATCACGGATAGAGTAAGTAACTATCTGTCCCATACCTTTCATCTTACCAAACCTTGGAAAGTTTAATAAGATTGCAAAGCTACTGAACAACTGTAGTCCTTCTGTAAAAGCTGAGTAGACTGCTAAAGTTTTTGCAATGGTAGTCTTATCAGACTTAAGAGGTTTAAAGTTACCAACGTAGTCGTGCTTGTCTGACATCTCTTCGTACTCTGCAAAAGCTTTGTACTCTATATCAGGCATACCAACTGTATCAAGTAACAAACTGTAAGCATGTTGATGTATTGATTCCATGTTTGCAAAAGAACCCATCATCATTCTTGATTCTGGCTTTTTAAAGATAGGCATATACTTATCTACATATCCGGCACCGACATCTACATCTGATTGTGTGAACAGTCTAAATATCTGTGTAAGTAAATTCTTTTCAACCGGTGTAAGTTCTTGCCAATCTTTTACATCAGTATGTAGCGGTACAGATTCAGGCATCCAGTGCATTTGATTCTGTAATACATAGTAGTCAAACATCCATGGATATTCAAATGGTTTGTAGTATTCTCTTGTTGTTAATAAGCTCATAAATTTTCTTCCTTTGGTAAATATACTATTGTTAATGAATCACATTTAGGACAACTTAAGTTAGTTTCCATAATGTATTCTTCGTCTTCTTCTTCTATGTCGTGGTCTCCGCCCCATATTAATTGTGTATTACAATGCCAACAGTTCACGACTATCCCTCACATGCGATACATTCTGTATCTTCTAAATTTATTCTTGGTACTTTAACATTTACATTCTCTACTGTACGAGCAGCGTTAGAACGGAAATAGTAAAGTGATTTAAGTTTTCTCATACCGTACCAGTGTACATCATTAACATACTGCATGTATTCATCATGTACTTCTTGAGGCTCTGTAGCCTTTGGTAATGTAAAGAAAAGATTAACTGACTGAGCTTGACTAACAAACTCCTGTCGTTGATGTGCATGTTCGACAATCCATATTTGGTTTATCTCATTTGCAGTTTTAAATATCTCTTTCTCTTCATCAGTAAGTATATCTAAGTGTTGTACTGAACCATCACTACCGGATATATCTTTCCATATGTTATCTAACTCTTGTGCCTTAAGCCCTTTAGACTTGAGAACTTTTTCGAGATACTTATTTTTAACTTGGTAACTACCTGATAGAGTTTTATGAGTATAGCAGTTAGCACGGAAAGGCTCAATAGAAGGGGAAGTGCCACTACATATAATCCCACTACTAGCATTAGGAGCAATAGCCATGAGGTTAGCGTTTCTTTTACCTGAACCATGAATGTCTGGAGCCTCTCCTCTTTGTATAGCCAGTTCTTTAGTCGCTTCAGTTGCTCTAGTATTGATATATAGAAACGCTTTGAAATTAAACCCACTTGCGTAAATACCTTCAAAAGGAATGTTACGAGATTGAAGATAAGCATGGTACCCCATAGCTCCCAGACCCAGACTTCTTTCTCTATACGCTGAGTAGGCACTCTTGGTAAATCCTTCTTTACCTTCTTTAACATATTTTTGAAAGCGTTTAAAATTTGCACTGTATTCTCCTAGTTGTGTTGTATCTATAGCGTTGTCAATGTAGTGCTGTAAAACATTATCAAGCATGGTTATTAAATCTTGTATGAAGTCATCATCCTTTGACCAGTCATCAAAGTGTTCTAAGTTTACGGATGATAAACAACATACTGCTGTTCGTTCTTCGTTGGTAGGTAAAGTAATCTCTGAACATAAGTTACTTTGTCTAATCTTTAATCCTAATTCTTTTTGTTCTTTAGGTAGAGCCTCGTTACAAGTATCAATGTTTACCATGTAAGGTTCGCCTGTCTCTGCTCTAGCATTTATTATCTGCCACCATAAGTCTCTAGCGTTAATAGTTTTAACAGCTTCGTTAGTCTTAGGGTCTATCAATCTCCAGTCTTCATCTTTCTGTACTGCATCAAGGAAAGAGTTAGTAATGTTAATACCGTTATGAAGATTAAGATTCTTTCTGTTGATGTCTCCACCAGATTCTTTTCTCATGTTAATAAACTCTTCAATCTCTGGGTGACTTATATCCATGTAAGCCGCATAAGAACCACGTCTTGTAGTGCCTTGATTGAAGGCTAACATCTGAGAATCAACTACATGCATGAAAGGAATTGAACCAGTAGAACGACTACCGTGAGTAGTAGATATACCGTTACTTCTAATATCTCCCCAATATCCACCAATGCCTCCACCCGAACTTGCCAACCAAATATTCTCGTCATAGTGAGCAGATAAACCACCCCTACTATCAGGAACATAATTAAGAAAGCAACTGATAGGAAGCCCACGAGTTGTTCCCCCGTTGCTAAGTATAGGAGTGCTAAACATGAACCACCTTTGGGAACTGTAGTTATAAAGTCTCTGAGCCAATTCAAAATCTGTCTCGCCTTTGAAAGTTGCTCCGAAGACTGAGGCTCTTGCGAATGCTTCTTGGGCATGTGTTTCTCCTTCCCAAAAATATCTATCCTTGAGTGTATCTAAACTAAATTTATCAAATGTTTTTTCTCTATCGTAATCTATTGTTATACCTAGGTAAGGCTTCTTTCCTATCTTGTCATCAATCATTATCTTGTTCCTGTAAATGTAAAGCTATTATAGCATAGTGTATAATCTTTCGTAAGTCATCTGGATTATTTCCGTTCTTCTTTCCATACCTCATAGCATACTTCATAATGTTTCCAACACAGAATCCTTCTCCATGTCCTGTATCTAATATTATATCAGTAGCTTGATACTTACCGTTAGCATAGTGTTGGCTATATGTATTACCTATGTAAGCTTTTATCTCATTTAATATTTTATCTTCTCTAAACTTGTATTCCACTTTTCCATTCCTCCGGTAATGTATCTTCACTATACCATGTGAAGTTGTTTGTCTCAGCCCATTCAGCATGAGTTCTTTTTGTTTTATCTTTTCTTACTTTAGCACCCGGCATTGGAGAGAAAGGTTTCTGAAACAAGAACACTAACTCATAACCTTTAGGTAAAGCTTCTCGTATATGTATGTACTTACTATACTCTGCATAGTCCCAGAACCTACCTTTAGCTTCTAGTAAAATTGTTTTACCATCTATAACCTTTACAAAGTCAGGCTCGTACTTATGCTTAACAACATAATGAATGTTATCCCAATGATGTTTCCATTCCTGTAGTAAAGTCTCATGTAGTGTTGCTTCCCATAAACTATCGTAGCCTTTGGGAACATTTACTTTCTTAGGTCTAGGCTTTCTTGGTACTCTTCTAGGCATCTAACTCTTCTAAATGAAAGTTAGGATTCTGTTTTACTTTCTTATAAAACCATCTCAGGCTATAAGCACTTAACATAAACTTATTGTTTGCAAAGATATGTGTTTGCTCTGGAAGAAACTCATGTAAGTTTTTCTTACTAATCTTCTTAGTATCTTCTCCATCTGGAACCATTGTTCTTATCCAATTGATAAGTAACTCTTCTCCTCTACGTCTTAATCTCTTAGCTTTTCTACCGTTCATATCTGTGTTACCTCTATAACATTAGGAACTTTAGGTACTTGAGTTAGGTATCTATATCCTGTTGAATATTTAAACACCCTTAATCCTTTACCATCGTTAGCATCTTTATGACAATCATGTTTAAACCTACACCAAGTACAACCTCTTGCAAGTTTCATGTTACCAGACTTACCATCCGGTTCATCATCATAACATTTCTCTGGTGGTGTAGCTAACTTAACAGCCTTTTTAATATTAGTTATTTTCTTTTTAATATTAGGCTTATCAAAGTTATCAGGTTTAAACATAGCCAACTCACCAGACTCTTTGTTCAGTGCAAGGAATCCACCATGAGTAGTTCCTTCTGCTGATTCGTATCCGGCAAGTTGAGCCATGTACCCGAAAGGGTCATCCTCTGCTAGAGTCCCATCTTTAAACTTCTTAAAGGCATAGTTAGAAGCAGTCTTAACATCAACAACTTCTCCATCAATAACACAGTCCATGTGTCCTTTGATTCCAGAAACTGTTATCTCTTTCTGTTCGCTAGTAACCTCATGTCCAGATAACTTAACAAGAAATAAAACTATCTCTTCAAGTAAGTGTCCGTATAAAAACTTAATAAAAGTAGGTGGAGAAATAACCTCTGTGTTATCAGATTTAGAGTTCATCTCGTACCATAATTGTCTAGGTTGTTTACCTATGTTAGACATTCTTAAGCTAGGTTTACCACGAGGGCTAGGGTGTGACCACTCATAGAGAATCTCTTTCATTGACTCTCCAAACTGTTCTATTGACTCTTCATCTATGTTTAGATGTTCGCCTTTTCCTAGTGCCGATAATTCATTATATATATCTTCTACTAATGTGTCAAGTGTTTTCTTATTTTTTTTCATCTTCAGTCTCCTTAAATGCTTTGATGACATCTGAAGAGAATAGTTTTTGTAGATTAACTAAGAACATTCTACTAGCGTTATGGTCTCCACCACATACAGTTTTAAAACTATCAAGGTCATCAACAATAGTTCTAAGTACATCTGTTTTAAATACAAGAGTGCAGAACTCGTTGTCTCCTACACATAAGTTATGAAACCAATAGTCTGATTCTGTTGCTCTAATTCCTGATGGTTTATTCCAAGACTCATACTCTATACATATGTTACCTGTCTTCATCCACATACCTTTCTCTGATTTAACTTCTATCTTCTTACCAGTAAGCATGTCCTTTATTTTATCTTCTCTTATCTCTCCGTACTCTAAGTCAATATCAAATTTCTTTCTGTCTTCTTTAGTGGGTTTCACTCCAGTTATCTCCTATCTTGTATTCGCCATCCAACGGACAACGAAGATTAAAATGTGTTCCGGCT